TTCAAGAAGACTGCTTCAATCTCGTCTGATGCTGGTAGAACACTAGCCCTTTCAAGACACATGAATGTTCTTAATGAAGTGTCTAAGAAATCTTTTAGTGAGATGACAACAAGAGAAGCTGCAGGACTTATTATTGATCCTGTAACTAAGTCTCAGAAAGAAATGTTTGAAGAGGGTGCAGCTAAAGTACAACAAAACCTTATTAAGTTTATTGTTACGCATCCTGGTACAACAGCACTCAACATCAAGGGTTGGCTTCAAGGCTCTACCATGCAGTCGTACTCAGACATGATCCGTGCAGCATTGTATGGTGGGGCATCCATCTATAAAGATCTAGTAGGGGAGACAGCCACCGCTGCGTCTTACAGAAATAAGTCTAGGTTGATGTTGTCCCTTCAATCTCAGAAGCTAAGAAATCTAGCTGATCCGTACATGACATACGAAGCTACTATGGATATGCTGACATCTAGACCAGAAGCAAGAAAAGAATTATTTAGATATCTTGTTGGTGGCGTAGAGGTTGATGATGTTCTAAAAGAACTAGAGCTAGACCCAACAGAGACTCTAACCAGAACTAAGTTTGATAAGTTTATGAACTTCGTCCAGACTTCTTATGGTGTTAAAGCTCAAGACTTCTTAACCAAGACCCAAGAATACATGTATGCTTTAGATAAACAAGTACGTCTAAAGTATGAGATGCCTCTAGAAGATTTCATGCAGCAAGATAATGTGTGGGAGTTCATGGCAGACGAAGGGTCTGATGCTTTTAAAGAGTTCTTAGAAATAGAAACAAAAGCTGTGAAGCAAGCACTAGAAAATACTTTCTCTAAGTCTTACGCAGACATGGATGGTATTCTTGGTGCTGTAGCAAAAGGTATTGAAGACACAAGAAAGTTCCCGATCATTGGGGCTATGATGCCATTTGGACAGTTCTTTAATAACACTATTGCTTTCATGGCTAATCACAGTGGCGTTGCCTTAGCCTACAATAAGTATAAAGGCACTGGTGACCTTATGGATCTGACAACAAAGACTGCTGCAGGTTGGACTATCTGGGGTGGCCTTGTCGCCAGAGAACAGAAGAACATGGAAGAGGGTCTTGCTTGGGATCAAGAGAGAGCAAGTGACGGATCTATAATCAGCAGAAAGTTTGACTTTCCTTACAGTCACCTAAAACTTTTAGGTAGGATAGGGGCTTACATTGTTGAGGGTGAGAAGGTTCCTGATGACTTAGCAGAAGAGTTCTTGAAGACTGCAGGTCCAGAGGCTCTAACAAGATCTGTTGGCGAGGCTGCAACAAGCATGTCTGAGTTAGCTAAGAGCTTGCTTAACTTAGAGTTTGACGAAGCTTACAAACAGTCAGGTCGTTTGCTTGGTGATTCTGTGGCAATGTACACATCTGGTTTCACTCGATTCGCTGACCCTTATAACCAACTGATTGCTGTTACAAGAGGTGAGAATTATAAAGTAGTTGATAGAAACCAAGGTAGTAGAACTATAAATAATTCACTTAGATACTTAGATCAATTCTATGCTGTCGCTACAGGTGAGGACATAGCACCTGAAAGAGAAAGCCCTACCAATGAGACTGCAGGTGCAGCACCAATAGGAAGAGTGTTTGGTTATAGAACTGTTGATGCACCTTCTACTGTTGAGAAATTATTCAATGATGTAGAAAGACCAAACTGGAAGACAGGAATCTACGGCACACCTGAATCAAAGAACATGTTTAGTAAGTACGTATTCCCTTCTTTGGAGATGTATGCAGACATGTTGATTGAGGATGGTACTTGGGATTCTTTGAGTATGGACGACAAGAAAGCTGCCCTTGATGACATCCTTAAAATGTCTAAGGATAATGTAAAGGAAACTTTGAAGTATTCTACTAGACATGACGAAAGAAAAGCAGGTCTTATCCAAGAGATACTAGATAAAAATGTTTCAAAAGAAGACAGAAGAAAATACTTCAGATACTTTGGTACGTCTGAAGAAGAATTGTGGGAGCTAGATGCACCACAACTAGCCTTACTCCTAAGCTTCTTTGAAGACGAGGGTATCCGAAACAAGATACAAGATGCGAGGATAGGGTTAGAAGACTAAAAGAAAACCCCCAGTGAAATGCTGGGGGTTTAGTTCATGACGACTTATCTCTAGTCTTTTTATATTCAAGCATAAGTTGGGAGTAATTATATGCTTGATCAACGATCTCGCCTGATCGTAAATACTTTCCAGATGCGAGGAGACCAGATAAAGCCGCACCTGCAAAGTAATCCCTAGTTGGAATATCAACTACAGGAATCTCTTTCTTGACAAACTCTTGGGCTTCTTGCTCAAGGGTTTTCTTTTTATTTACGCTACTTCTATCAGCTTTTTTAGATACCATTGTGCTTTCTCCAAGTCTTGCACACCGTTCTTGTAACGCCATCTGTGCATGTACTTTGCTATGTTGCCTCGAAGATATCCAATGAACTCCTCTCTGGTGAGGAAGTCTTTGATGTAGTCAATACATTCAATCTCACCTTGACCGTAGTGTTTAGGTTTTTGAACTGCGTCAAAGAAATCTTCACACTCAGCACATACGCCATTGTCATCTAGTAAATTGTCACACTTGCAGCAGTATGTCATAACGTAACTAACTCCGCTTCAGGATAAGGAATGTGGTAGAAGGTCTCACCATCAGGAATGTTTCTTCCGTATGCTTGACGGATAGTTTCATCCTTCATTTGTGTACCCTTAATTTTCCAAGCCTTATCATAAGTATTATTAAAGACGTAAAAGTATAGGTTTTCTAGTTGATCACTATACTTTTGTACTAGTCTTCTTTTTCTACCTGGTACTCTTACCTCTGCCCAAGAGGAAGGCCAGTCAGATTTCCATGAAGACTTCTGCTCTGCTTCATTATAATAAGTGATGCCATCCTTAACAGAAACAATATCAGCATAATAATCCTCTTCAGATGAAACTATCTGGTGACCATCAGCTTCTAATATTTTTATTAGTGCTTCCTTGGAAGGACCATCAAACTGATCGTATACATTCTTTAGGAACTTACGTGTGTGAACTTTCATTTGCCTTGACCCCTATATGGTTTGGTTGCTCTGCGCTTATGCTTGTTCATTGAACCTAGTTTCATTGAGCTTAATCTTTTTGATTGTGATGTTTTCTTCTTTAAAGGTTGAATATTACCAACAGAAGCCCCTACAATCTGAACCTTAGCCATTAAGTTGTCTCCATTTTAGTTCATAAATAAGCTTACGCTGCTCGTAATCGGACAGTATCATCCAATCACGTATTTCGTCAAGTGTTCTTTTACACCCCACACAAAGACCATCTTCTATACGACAGACCTTTATGCAGGGTGAAGGGACATTACCCAGTTTCTTTCTACGGTTCCTACTCACACTGACGTAGGCCAGTAGCAGGATCAAAGTAGCAAGCACCACCTTCTTCTACGTAGTCTTGCGTTTCCTCAACCACAGGCTCCTCTGCTACTTCCTCAGAGGTGGAAGCATTTAGGATTCCGTAACGCTTACCTGCTGCTCTGAATGTTGTGCAACCTGAAGAGCCACCATCGTAGGCATCCATGTAAACTTTCTTGAACTCTTCCCATGTTACATCTTCACCAACGTTACATGTCTTTGAACATGCTGAGTCAACAAAACGAGATGCGACATTCAAAACCTTGACATGATCAAACACTGACAGTTCGTCTGCAGTCTTACCTCTAACACCAAACACACGGTAGCCGTAGTCTTCTACTCGTTCAACCTTGGGTCCATCGAAGGTTTGGATAGTTCTGTCGTAGTAATGTGAGAAGACAGGCTCGATTCCAGAGGATACGTTGTCGGCTGACAGACTGATAGTTCCTGTTGGAGCAACAGAAAGCAGATGACTGTTACGAATACCATAATCGCTAATGAGATTACGGATATCAGCAGGAAGAGACTTAGCAAAATCAGATTCAAGATAAGCCTGAGTAAAGAGAGGGAACGGACCCTTCTCAATAGCCAACTCAACAGATGTTTTATATGCAACATCCCTAATAACCCCCATGATTTCTTCAAGGGTCTGCAGGAATCTTTCACTGCCGTACTCAAACCCTAGTGCTTCGATAGCATTTGCTACACCAGTAACACCAAGCCCCATACGTCTTTTACTCTTGGCTTCTAGCTCCTGTTCTTTCAGTGGATATGTTGCACGATCAACTACATTGTCCATAGCACGAACAACATGTGGGATATCATTACGTAGTTGATTCATGTTGAAGACATACTTACCGTCATGCTCTACTACATACTTAGTCAAGTTGAATGAACCAAGTAGACATGCACCGTTAGGTGGAAGTGGTTGCTCACCACATGGGTTAGTTGCAGCAATCTTCTCTGCGTACCACAGGTTATTCTTCTTATTGATACGATCAATGAAGAGGATACCAGGCTCTGCCCAGTCCCATGTAGAACGTAGGATCTGATCCCATAGTGCTGTAGCACTTACTGTTTTGTAGACACGTCCATCAAACTTTAGATCAAAGTCTTTGTCTTCTTTCACAGCTTTCATGAACTCATCAGTCACACCTACAGAGATGTTAAACTGTGTCAGTGTATCGCTGTTGTTCTTCGCTGTGATGAACTCTTCAATGTCAGGGTGATCAACACGTAGGACACCCATCTGTGCTCCACGTCTGTGACCTGCTGATGCAATGGTACGACAGACAGCATCAAAGATACCCATGAAAGATAGAGGGCCAGACGACTTACTGTCTAGTGACTTAATCAATGTGCCACGAGGACGCAGTGTACTAAAGTCATAGCCAATGCCACCACCTAGACGCATGGTCTCTGCTGCACGTCTTGCTGCTTCCATGATACCATCCATGCTATCCTCAATAGTCATAGACACAAAGCAGTTGTAAGGTGTCACACGTCTTGGCGCACCCATAGCAGACTGGACACGTCCTGCAGGTAGAAAGCGTTGGTTGTATAAGATGTTACGGAAGTTATTGAAGTGTCCTTCGTCATCCTTCAGGGCTTCAGCTACTCGAGTCATTGCCTCACGAAATGTTTCACCCTTGCTACGATATTTCATAGCATGGATTTCTTCTGAGATTGCTAGTGTTGGGCCGTATACTTCTTCGTGAACATCTTTCATCTGTTGTCTCCTGATCCTTTTAGTTTTCCACGTTTCTGTCTGTCGTCTAGTTTGGCAATGTTTAGCTCTAATACTTCTTGCAATCCCTTGCCGTAGATGTTGGCTAGTGCTGTAGCATAGAACACCACATCTCCTAGCTCTTTCATAATCTCTTCATTCTGAAAGCGAGAGCTATCACGAATAAGTTTTTTGATCTTCTCCGCTACCTCTCCTGCTTCCCCAACAAGACCAAGTGTGTTCTCTACAAGTCTTGCCTGACCTTCAGTCATAATCTTTTTCTCTACCCAAGCTGAGTAAAGATCTGCCCAGTCTACTTCGTCTGAAGTCTGGAAGTTTTCGTAGTACCCAAAGTTTTCCAAGTCATCTCCACTTATCATTTTTCTTTTACCTCTATCTCCACTATTTCCAAATCATCTAAATCATAGATAGTGTCCTGAAGAACTTCTTCAAGACTCTTCTCCATACTATCTGAAGCAATAAAGTTTGCCTCAGGGTCTAACTCAATCAGCATTGTTATTTCAAACAACACAGGAACCTCCAAGTTATATAGCCTAAACTAATTACGTCAATCTATTCTTTCTTGAAAACTTTGTTTTCTGTCAACCAATCATCAGGAATTGATTTATCTGCGTACTTAAATCCGTACTTCTTACACCAATCTCCGTAAGATGACTTAGCACCTTTATAAAGTTTGGCTCTGCTATTTTGAAAAACAAATCTTATGTCCAGGTCAGGGAACTGCTTTTGAATTTCACGGTGTTTGCGTCTATCGTTTGAAACGAATCGCCCCTTGGTCTCGATTATAATACCGTTACCTAGAACGAAGTCAGGTGTATACGTTCTCACTTTTAAGTCAACCCACTTTATTTTTTCTTTTTCGTAGGTAAACTTAATTCCTTTAGATCGTAACTCTTTTGCTACATCATC